TGACGGAAGGCGTCGATTACAAACTGACGCAGAAGGCGCAACGGCCCTACATCACGCCGGTTGGATCATGGCCATCGTCGGCGATCAGTTCCGATGCCATTACGCTGGATTTTATCGCCGGTTATGGCGATGACGGCGCGTCGGTTCCAGAGCCAATCAGAACGGCAATTGCGCTGGGCGTTGGGCATATTCATCACATTGCCTCGCGCAACCCGGCGATCGTTCAGGAAATTGAGGAAGGCATCGGGGCCACCCGCTACGGTGTCACGGCCGAAGTATTTACCGTAATTGATACGACGGTGCAAAGCCTGCTGTCGACTTACCGGGTGATTGTGGTGTGAAGGAATTTTTAAGATGCCAATCGTGCTTTCCGCCGTTATTGAGGCTAATAAGTCGCTTTCCAATGTGATCGATCTCACCGGCGTTACCGCCGTGGTCGGCGTCGTCATGCCGAACGACTGGACGGCGGCATTGGTGACCGTGCAGGGCTCACCGGATGGCGCGTTCTTTCACGATCTGCACGACGGCGTGACCGGGATCGAGCTGGCCTTCGACGCCAGGCCCGATTCGCTGGTGATGTTGAATCCTAATCGGATGCGCAGTTGCATCGCGATCCGGTTGCGTTCCGGTGCCCATGATGCGCCGATCCCACAGGAAATGCTGCGCCAGTTCGGTGTTATCGTTGAAGGCACTCCATTGCCACAGCCAGGCACCGGCACCACCGCGCACGTCATCGAGGACGGCAGCAATGGTTTTCACAGCGTCGAGCAGCAATTCCAGGCGCCGGGACCGATGGCGGTGGCGGTTCAGGCGTGGCTGAAATCGACCAACCGGGAGGCGGGTTTCGAGATATTCAACTCCGATGGTGGAGCGCGGGTGTATTTCGATCTTGCGACCAATTCGGTTTATGGCAATGCCGCCTACGGTTACGGCTGTTCCATTTTCAACGAGGCTATTGAAGGACCCGGCCCTAACGGCTGGTGGAAGTGCAGTGCCTCAGTCAATCTCACTCCGATCAGCCCCGGCCAGACGTTTCGGATCGGGATCGACAACAACAAGTCCGGCGGTCAACCATGGGTTGGTGACGGCGCCAGTTTTGTCCAGGTCTGGCAACCGTCTTTGGCAGAGGATGGCAGTGGGAATCTGCTGGTCAGCCCGGACGATCTGACCGATCCGGCGTGGACTGCGATCGGCGCGTCGGTGCAGAACTTTCCTTACGATACGCTGCCGTCGCCATGAGCCGTGCCGACGAGCATCTGGCGCAGTATCGGAGCAAGATCGCGCTGGCTGGACAGTGGATTGCGATCCGGCGCTACACCGGCGCAGGAGCGGCGAGAGTTTCTACCGACACCTGCGCGCCCGCCTACATCCGTTATGCGGGTTCGACCGAATTCGTCGGCGCAACCACGCAGAACGATCTGATGGCGATCACAACGGGGGATACTTTGGCCAGCCTGCTGCCGATCACCACCAACGATCGACTGGTGACTGATTTTTATGGCTGGGAAGATCTGGCCTCGCCGCCATCGCTCGACGAGACAGGGCATGTCACCGGGGGCAAGGAGACCGCGATCAAGAGCATCGCCAAGCGCGTTCTCAACGGCACGCTGATCGCCGTCGAACTGCATGCGGTGGGCTAGATGATTGCAAGGGCAACATCGCAATGGTGACCGCAACTCAGGCCTTCGCGGCGGTTCGCGCACGACTGAATGCAGGAAGTTATCCTTATCCATTGTACTATCACGGTGATGATCCAGTAATTTTGCCCGATGCTCCGACGTCGTTTGCGTTTGTCGTCTTCAATAACGAGGGCTCGGCTGCCGTTTCGTTTGGCGGCGGTCGTGGTAGCACGGTTTATCGTAACAGGGCGCGAGTGGAGGCGTTCGTGTTCCTGCCAGCCTGGCAGGGACTGGAAATGGCGATGGATTATGCCGAAACTGTCGCGGTGCGGCTTCGTAGTTATAGGGACGACAGCATTTCCTGTTTTGCGGCTGATGTAATCCCAGTTGGCCACGGCTCGTTGCTGTCGGTGCCAGGGCTCTCGTCCGAGGTTTCGAATTATCAGTGCGCGATTGCTGAATGTTTTTTGACCTTCGACCAGGATGGCGGCGCGATAGTCGATGTGCCACCGGATGCAGGCGGTGGCGGCGACGCTTATGTTGCCAAGGCGGTGCATTCCGATATGTCGGATGATCTGTGGCTTTCCAACGAAGCTCTGGTTGCGGCCGACAGCCAATTTCTTTCCTTCTCGATTTGGCTCAAGACGGATTTTGCAACCGGTCCGTATGTCTGGATACTCGATCCGACCGGGGTCGCTTCCAATTGTCATGGCAGCGGCTCTAGTGGGTTTTCCGTCAGTCTAGGCGATGTCAGTGGAAATATATTGAGAATCTCGGGTCCGTCGAACGGCGTGCCATGGAATGCCAATACATGGACCCATGTTTTATGTTCGATGGATACGTTGTCAGGCACGGCGGCGCTATATTTCAATGATGTAAAAATTGACCTGACCTCATATTTGCAGGCCATCGGCGACCCTTTCTCGATGGCTTACAACAATCTGCAATTTGTTCTTCTTGGCGACGCGCATTCGGGATGGGGTGACAGTTATGTCGGCGATATTTCCGACGCGTGGATCGCGCCGGGCGTCTCAATTCTGACAGCGGGGGATATCGCACAAGCAGATCGTCGCAAGTTCATCGACGCTAATGGCAAGCCGGTAAATCCATCCGGCTTTCGATCCGCACCAATTCTGTTCAGTGGTGATGCTACCAGTTTTGCCACTAACAAGGGTACCGGCGGCGCGTTCACGCTGACCGGCGCGCTGACCGACGCTTCCACGAATCCAAGTGCCTAATCTCTTCAAGAACGGAGTTCACCATGCCCCTCGCTGAAGGCGTATCTGCAAGAATTAGCTATAAGTTTTACGCGTCGCCTGTCATCGTGCCGGGCGTCCCCGCGGTCTCGACCACCGATCCCGGAACATCGGGCGCCCAGATCCTGCGCCGGGTCTCGTCGACGCTGGCATTCAAGAAGGACACCTATCAGTCGAATGAAATCCGCAGCGATTATCAGATCGCCGATTTCAGGCACGGTGTCCACCGGGTCGACGGCATGGTCAGTGGCGAGCTCTCGCCGCATTCGTATCAGAGCCTGTTCGAGGCATCGTTGCGCGGCAACTGGGTGCCCGCGGTGTCGTCCAGCAATACCGTGCTGACCTCGATGACGGCGGATGGAACGGCCTCCACGCTGACCTTCGCCGGCGGCGATCCGGTTGCGGCGGGTCTCCGGGTCGGCATGGGCATCCGGTTTTCAGGCCTGACGGCGACCGCCAACAATGGCACCAATTTTGTCATTACCGGATTTGGCGGCACTACCAATCGCACCGTGTCGGTTTATCCGCCACCGACTACCCATGCTGCCGAGACTACTTTCACGCTGACCTCGGTCGGCAGCGTATTGTCGATCCCGTCTGTCAACCAGGCGAGGCGTAAGATCGCAGTGGAGATTTTCAATTCCGATGTCGATATTGCGCGGCTGTTCACCGAATGCCGGGTTGGCGGGTTTGCGCTGAAATTGCCGGCGACCGGCATGAGCACCATCGATTTCAATTTTACCGGTCGCGACATGGAGCTTTACACCGGCGTCAACGCGCCGTTCTTCACCGCGCCGTCGCCGCCGTCGAGCACTGGCCTGCTGGCTGCGGTCAACGGTCTGCTCCGGGTCGACGGTACCAATATTGCCGTTATTACCGGGCTCGATATCACCCATACGCTGACCCTGACCGGCGATCCGGTGGTGGGATCGAACTTCGTGCCGGAGATTTTTGCCGGCCGCAGCAATGTCACCGGACAGATGACGGCATTCTTTAACGATCCAACGCTGATCAATGATTTCAAGAACGAAAGCGAAATCCAAATCCTAGCTTTTCTCACCACCAGTTCGGCGCCGAACTCGCCGGCGATGAGTTTCTTCCTGCCGCGGGTCAAACTTTCCGGCGCGGATCTCGCCACGACGGGAGAGGCTGGGCAAATCATTACCATCCCGTTCCAGGCGCTGAAATACGAGACCACGCCGATCGCCACCAGCGGCATCGATAACACCACGATCCAGATCTGGGATTCCGAAGTGGCGGCGACCACGATTCCGAACCTTGCGGATCGCAGTGAAGATGAAGAATCCCCCGTCAGGGAAAAGGACCTGGCTCGCGCTGGGTGATTGCAACTTACGCAATCGAACCGGGACGGCTGGCGGGTCGTTCCGGTTCATCCTTCCGCCAGAGGATTTAAACCATGTCGAAGTTCGGTTCGCTCGCCCCGAGTGACAAGCCGCATCGCGTCAATATCAAACTGGACGGCAAGCCGATCATCGACAAGGACGGTAAGCCGTTTTTTATTGATGTCTATTCCGAAGATAGTGCTGTCGGACGCCGGTTCGATCGGGAACAGCGCGACACGGCATTGAGCAATGCTCGTAACGGCATCGATCAGCCGTCTCAGATCGAAATCAACATCGCGAAATGCGCGGCGCTGACGGCGGGCTGGCATCTGGTCGACCCGGAAACGCTCGAGCCGATCGACGAACCCTGTACGTTCGAGAACGCGAAAGAACTCTATTCGCTGCCATTGACCACGTGGATATGGATTCAGCCATGGGCCGCGGCGAATAATCATGTAAATTTTATCAAGCGCTCTGCGTCCGGCTCTTTGCCTATGCAGAGTGGAGTTTCCGCAATAGCCGCCGAGTAAGCGACGGTGCCACTGAGGGCCAACATCGTCAGTCGGCGGCGGCGCAATTCGAAAAACTGGGGATCAAACCCAAGCATGAAGTCGTAATTCCAGAGCCGGCCTTTCCCGAAGCGCTGCGCTATGTCTGGAATTGGTATCAGGAAATCCGCCGCGGCATCGATGGCAACGGCACCACGTTTCCGGTGATTACCTGGCAGGCGATCGATTGCTGGGCGAGGCTGACGCGGCAAGAAATCGAACCGCGCGATGCTAGGGTCATTGTTACTCTGGGCAATATCTGGGCGGCGATCATGGCGGAAAAGGTCGAGGATGCCGTTAAGCGTTAAGCTCACGCCGTATTCGCAATCCTTTCAGGTTCTGGTCGAGCAGACGTTGTCGCCGCAGGCTCGCGGGATGCGGATTGCCGCAGCGGCGCGCCAGATCATCGCTGTCGCCGACGAAAAGAACCGCAGTGGATTTGGCGCTGTTCCGCCGAAGAAGATCACGGTTAACGGGAGGGAGAGCGACCTTCTCGGGCCGGTGCCGGTGCCGCCGGACAGCGGCGTCATCGTTGCCGAATACCGGCTGGTCGACGATGTGCTGGCGTGGATCATGCAGACCTTGCGCGATCGTTCGCCGGTGATCTCGGGCGCCTACCGCGACGGTCACAAGATGTTCGCCGACGACGTCGAGGCCGACCCGGACAGCCCGCCGCTGGCTTCGCGCTATACCTTTTTCAACCTGGTGCCTTATGCGCGGCGGTTGGAAGTCGGCAAGACCGAATCCGGCCGGGATTTCCTGATTTCTGTGCCGAACCGGATTTACGAGAGGACCGCCGATGATGCGCGGGCCAAATTCGGTAACGTTGCCAAGATTACTAAAGGGTTTGGTTCGGTACCAAGTGCCTACCTGTTGAAACAAAACCAGCTATCGCGTTCCTTCGCTGGCGGCATCAAACGAGTCAGTTCGCGGCAACGCCCGGATCGCGTCGCTGGCTCGGTCGTCACTGCGCCAGCCATCTACGTCACGATCGGATGAACCAGAATGCCTGATGTCGTCAACGACGTCGTCATCAATTACAAGTCGGTCGGTCTCGATCAGGTCGGGCCCGAGATCAAGCAGGTCTCAACCAATCTCGATGGCTTGGTGGTGTCGTCGACCGGCGCCGAGAAGGCCACGGCGTCGCTTGAAAACCGCTTTGCCAGTCTTGAGCGGCAACTTGGGACCAGCGCGGGCAACGCCGACAAATTTGCAAAAGTCCAGGATAGCGTCAACAAGGCGGTGGCGCAGAACCCGGAACTGCAGGGTCGCGCTAACGAGGTGCTGGCGGCGGCGGCGGCAAAATACGGCCAGGTCGAGGCGGCGACGAAGTCACTAGCGTCGGCTCATGCCGGATTGGATTCCTATAGCCAGGCGGCGCTGCATTCGGTTCGCAGTCTGGTGGAGATGTTGTCGTCGGGCGTGTCGCCGACCAGAGCCCTGTCCCTAGAGATGGGTCGTTTGAGCTATGTGGCCTCTGGTCCGGATGGCATCGTCGGCGCTTTCAAGAATGTAGGAAGCGCGATTGCCGGCATGGCTTCCTTCATCACACCGGTCACGGCTGTCGCGGCGGCCATCGCCGGCATCGGTGCGGCCGCATTGCTGGCGGCCAATCAACTGGACAAGCTTCAGGTTTCGGCGCAGCGCGCGATCAGCGGTGCGGGACAGCGAACCGGCACCACGGTCGAGGATATCAACGCGTTCGTGGCGCAGAATGCCGGTGCTTCCACCAAGGGGCTTTCCGGCGCGGAGGCGCGAGATCTCGCGGAAGGCATGACCAAGACTGGCGAGATCGTCGTCAGTGAGCTCAATAATATGAGCGCCGCCGTGGTCGGCTTCGCCAATCAGACTGGCAAGAGCATTGCCGATTCCATCAAGGTTTTCGAGCAGTTTGGCACCGATCCCGTGAAGGCGCTGCAAGCGCTTACGGAAGCTTTCGGGCCGTTGGATGTGGCTTCGCAACAAGCGTTCGATAATGCGCTCAAGCTCGGCGACAATACGGCAGCGTTGAATGTCGTTCTCGACGCGTTCGCTGGAAAAACCAAGGCAGCGGCAGAGAATGCGGGTGTCTTGGAAAAGGCGTGGCGGGCCGTTCTTACGACGTTGGGCACTCAAGTGCTTCAGCCAAAGGGGGTCGATACCCAGATCGCCGATGTGAAGAAGCAACTGGATGCTGCGATCGCATCGGCGCCGGGCACGCCGTTCGCGTCGGATTTGTCCGACCAGATCCAGAAACTCACTGACCAGCTCGCCAAGCTGCAGGCGCAAAAAGAAAAGGTCAATCTGGAAACACTCAATGCGCAGATGGCAAAACTTGCGGCTGATGCGGGACAAGCCACCGCGGCGCTGATTCCGCAGATCGCGCAGATGGATGCGCTGGAAAAGAAGATCAACCAGTTGAACGCTGCCAAGGAGGCCGGCGTTTCGAGCAAGTATGGCGGCGCGGCGGATGCGGCCGCGTTGCAGGCGGCGCAGAACCAGCTTCAGGCGCTGAAGGACTCGCAGGCGGCGGCGGCGCGACTTAACGATATAATCGCCGGACTTCGTGAGACCTGGGGCGGCGTCAGTGCCGCTGTCGCCACGCAATTGCAGACCATGCAGAACAATCTGCCGGTAGCGCAAGCGGTCGGCGGCGCGGCGAAGATGGCGGCGCAAGAGGCGGCCGACTATGCCAATGCTATGCTGCAGGGCAAGTCGGCGACCGAGGCTGCGGCACTGGCCGCCGCCAACCATGCGCAAGCGCAGGCCCAGGTTAATTCGAATGCCAAGGAGACCTTGTTTAACCTGCAGAATCAGGCGGCAGCGGCCAGCGCAGTCGGCGGCGCGGCAAGGATAAATGCGCAGGCGCAGGCGACTTTCAATCAATTGATTCATGAAGGTGTCGACGCGGAAACGGCCATGGCTGTGGCTGCACAGCAAAAAGCCAATGCCGAAGCGCAGGTCAATGCAAGGGCTCAGGAGACGCTGCTTTCCCTGCAGGATCAGTATGCGGTGGCCAGCTCCATGACGGTGCAAGGAAAAATTCAGGCGGAGGGTCAGGCGACCTTCAACAGCCTAATTCGCGAGGGCGTCGATGCCGAATTGGCGGAAGCGGTGGCCGCGCAACAGGTCGAGAACGCCCAGGCACAGGTCTACGTGCAGATGCAGAAGCAGGTCCAGGCGTCGCAGGATCGGCTGGATATGGCCAGGGCTCAAGGCACCGCCGATGAGGCGGCGGTTAAATCCAACATCACCTACGCTAACGCGATGCGGGACGGTGCCACGTCGTCGCAGGCCGCTGCGATCGCCAGCAATGAAATGCAGGCTGACTTGATTACGTCGGCCAAGGCAGCGGACCAGACCGCGAATTCGCTGGCGTCCGCAGCTAGTTCAGCGTCAACGCTGGGAAGTGCACTGGCTGGCATCTATGCCAAGGGCAATGATCCGTTCGCGTCGCTGCTCGGGGATCAGACTGGCGGCGGCGGCGGCGGCGATAGCAGCAGCATTCCGATGGTGATGACCGCCACGGGATGGCAGACAGTCAACTCACCAGCAGGCATTGCAGGCGGCTGGGGCGGCGGCCTGGGCTGGACCAATCTCAATGCGCCAAAGCCCTCGGCGTCGGACACGGCGCAGGCGGCCATCAG